CACCTCGACGCTCGTCCACAACGTGTCCGCGGTGCGTGAGCCCAGCACGACCGACGCCGACTGGGTGTCCGAGGTGAACTCGTACTGCGAGGTCTTGTAGTAGTGCCCGTCCGCGGAACCCTCCGCGACACCTGCATAGCCGCTGTCCCCGCGGATCACAATTTGTGACGATCCCGCCCAGTCGGTCGACGACAGCGGTGCGCCATCAGACCCGGAGAAGACCGTCGACCACGCGAACCCGTTGAAATCCGGATTCGACGTCTCGTTCTGCAAGTCCTGGATCTGCTGCTGCGCAGCGATGGCGATCTTCTGAGCCGAGTCCGCAGTGCCAAAGATGTTGGACACGGCGTCAAACACGCCTGCGATGAGCCCGCCGCCAGACGAGGTGCCGCCGTTGACCGCGTTGTTGATGTTCGTCGCGATGTCGGTCGACTTCGTGTCAGCAGACACAGCCTTCTGCCGTGAGTCGTTGAGCCACCCCGCCAGGGCATCCTCCACGGCGTCACCGATGATGGGGATGCCGCCGATTAATTCAACGAGAATCCGGAGAGGTAAACGGATCAGCGCCGGAATCAGGTTCTCTTGGATTTCCTCCAGAGAATCCCACTCATCCGGGTCGCCACCCACAATCCACGCCAACAGATACGACAGTGGCGTGAAGATCAACATCTGCAGGACAGGCCGCAACCCGAAGAACCCGTTGACCCGCGCCCGTACGTCCTCCGCAGACTGAATATCCGCAGGATCGGCAGTCGCAATATCCTCTGTGAACTGGGCGAACTGATTCACCACAGTCCCCAACGGGCCGTTCACATTCGCCGGATTCCCCGCCGGCTCCCCCGTCACCTGCCCAGGGAACCTACCTGCTGCGAGGTTCCGGAACTTCGCAGCAGACGGATTCTGCAGGGTCTCACCAAGCTGCCCGGGTGTGACCACACCCTGCGGCAGATCCGCCGGATCAGTCTCATGGAACGGCCAATTTGGCAGGGTCATCGTGTCAGCCCCTCAACCATCGCCTTCACCGACTGGAGGTAGGTGGACCCGTTGATGCGCTCAGTCCCGTAGGCGGTGTGCCGACCACCGGTCGTGTACTTGAGCAGCCAGTGAATCGTGTACCCCGCGTCCCACCACCGCGCTGGCAGGGGTTGCATCAACCCCGTCACCTGCTGCGCGATCTGCCGCATCCCGTTGTCCCCCGGCAACGCTGATATCGGATCATCCGGGATCGTGTACGAATAGCACGGCACCCGGTCGATGAACCGCTGACCCGCGATCCCCCAGTTCCCCTTCGGCACACCCTTGTGCGACACCTGATTCGCGTGGCGCTTCGGATCAGACAACAGTACGATGCCCCTGCAGTTGCGGGGCCGGTCGTACTGCACGAAATCACCGAGCACTGCGGCGCCGAGCGAGTATGCGGCTCCGACCCAAGGCTCCCCGTCTGCGTCGATGGCACGCAGCGCTCCACGGCCGAGACTCACCGACTCGGCATACGTACGTAGTCCAATCGGTGCGATGGACGCGGGGTAGGACAGCTCGGAAACGCTGGGCATACCCCTGAGTGCACTCATAGTCATGTTGTGCCGGTACTCTTCGCCAGCTCCTCTGACTGCAATTACCTTCACTGAACCGCCTTCTTCCTGCGTCGGCCCTCACGTTGGCAAGTCAGGCACACTCTGGTGTGTGACGGCTTCACATACCGGGGGCCGCTACGAACTCGGATGTAGGTGTTCTCTGCCGAGTACTCGTGCCCGTGTTTGCAATGTGTTCGGTTGCCGAAATGGTGAGTCCCGTGCTTGACCCGGTCTCGCTGATTCGCGCTAGCGGTGTCCCATCGGAGGTTCTCCAGGCGGTTATTGGCGGCGTTTCCGTCGTTGTGGCAACCTTCCATTCCCTCTGGGCGAGGTCCGACAAAGGTTGTCAACACCAGGACGTGGACCAAGTGGTGATCCTTGTAGTCATGTCCGAGAGTCACCGACTGGTGCGAAAGCCGATCTGAGGACCAAGGCTTGAGCACCTGCCCGCGCCTGGGCGTCCGCACCCCCGCCTTCGTGGTAATAACACGGTCGACCGAACGGATGCGCCCGAGATCACTCGCCTCGTAGCGACCCTCGAACCCGGGAATTGGACGCCAGGACTCTTCGTGGGTAGCGTTCACCGCTAGCCCTCCTCTGCTGCAATCAGACGGATGGGTTAGGGGCCGTGTGGCGTTGGTAGCACCCGCGGCCCCGCCACTAATCCTACTGTCCATCAGCACTTTTGATTCACCTGCGCCGTTGAGCTTGATCACCCTCATCAGTCGTTCATCCCTTCGACTTCGGCCGGCGGGTCGATCTCGTGGTCGACGAGCTTCCGGCGGGCCCGAGCGACATAGGTGCGCAGTGCCAGCACCACATGATCGAGACGCCCGATGGTGCGATCCCGCTGCCGCAGACGCTCTTTCAACTCAGCCAGCTCGGCCTCGTAGTCGGCGATGATCCGCGAGTGCTTCGCCCGGTATTGGTCGGCGTCGCGGTCGCGCGCCTCCTTCTCCCTCGACAGATCGGCCTCGAGTTCTTCGATCCGAGCATGCAGCTTGGCGATGTCGTCCAGCTTCACTTTGGATCGTGTCGTGAGCACACCTGTCACGAGCGCACCGATGGCAGCGAGAAGACCTCCGAAAGAGGCGATCAGTTCTGGGCTCACCGACAGTTCCTTTCCGCGTCACCACGGGCGATCGCAATGTGCAGGATCGCCATGAATCCCGCGAACGTCCCGTGGACTACAGGCACCGGCGGTTCAGTCAGAACGGCAGAGAAGAGGATGCACCCGGCGTAGAACGCCAGGAACGCTGACGTGGCGATGTGGGCGAAGATGAACCCGCGTTTGCGCACGACCGCTGCGAGCAGTGCTAGGCCGGTGAGGAGGAATCCGAAGAACCACATGGGGCCAATGGATTCCACCCACACGACGGCAGACACCTGGCCAGGCTGCAGTGGTCGGCGTACCAACTCCTCCGGGGAGATGTACAGCACGCCGACCGCCACCTGCATGCAGCCGGTGACCGCGGCCATCAGCCGGGCGCCAAGCATCAGTCGAGTTCGACTTCTCGCTCAACGCCGTCAGCGGGAAGCTCGAGGCCTGTCGACGCCTTGGGTGTGACCTGCGGGCGGGTGAACACGAACCCGAGGGTGATCGTGGAGACCGCCAAAATCGCGCCCTGCTGCTGCTCACTGAGGTGCAGCCCGAAAGCCACCACCAGCGGCAGCGCGGTCTGCACCACCGCGACCAGCGCCGGATACACGGACTCCTTCACCGTGATGACCACGATCAGACCGAGCACTGCGTTGACCGCGGCCATGATGACGCCCTGCACATCGGTGGAGATGTTGAATCCGAACGTGGTGAGTAACACCAGGACCGCGGAGATGAGCGCCGTCCACGCGGCAGGCTCACGCCCGAACACAAGGCGGGGTGTGGTGATGGATGTAGACATGGTCACTTCTCCTTCGATTCGAGGGTGTCCCGTGTGCCGGCGACACCGGTCTCCGCGGCGACAGCTGCGGTCAGGTCGTACAGGGTGCGATTGCCGCCCTGCTCAAACCCGCCGTACTGGCCGGCGTCACGCCCACCAGTGAGTTGCTGGCGAATGTCCTTCACGTCCGACCCGATCGGGCCGACGTACACA